ACACATCCTGATGTAGGACCATCTGCATCTCTTTTTACAATTAGCCTTTGACCGTCTGTAATCTTTTGAGAGTTTTCTCCTTCTAATAAAAAGTAAGTCTCTTGTGTTTCAGGGTCATTAAAAAATATACTTGAAAATATAGTATCGTAAGATTCTCTGTCAGGTTTTATTGCAAACTTGTATCGTGTTGCCCACTCAGGTGCTAATTGTGACTCAGGAATATTTACATATATACTATTAGCAGTATCTGAATCATCACATATAAATTGTTGTGCGTTAAACTCACTAACCAATGCAGGAGTAGAACGACCAAACTCATCCATATATATCATACCAATCTCATAGCCTCTATTGCTATGTAAACTTTCACCTGAACCCAACTTACTATAGTCAGCTTCTGCAGATGCTATCTTAAAATACTCTGTGTTTATTTGAGTTGGTGTAGTTATATTATCAGCATACTGTACTGCAGGAAATGTAAAAGTAACTACACTTGAACCTGCAGTGCTATCAACTTGAATAGCTTGTTCGATTGCAGATATACCACTCTGATATATAAGTGCAGTTCCATCTAAGTCAGCTTTCCATATTCTGTTGTAAGCATCAGACATTGTAGAGCCTTCTTCCCTATCCACCATAGGTTGTATATTACCACCGGGAAGTGAAGTACCTATTTGTGCTACTGTTGCAGCATCGTTAATCCATTCAAAAACAGTATTGTAATTTTGAAGAATGGTAAATGTAAATTGTAAAGACTGTTCTTCGTTAGTCTCTGTCGGTGGGTTTGCACCTGAAAATTGGTCGTGTTCAAAATCTACAATTAAAGTAACTGTTGCACCTTCTACTAAATCTATTGCTCCAAAATCAAATTCTGCTTTAGACTCAGCTACATTGACAACTCCTTGAATTGTATACTCAGTTGTTTGTAAATCACTTTCTATATTAATAGCCTCAAAAGACTCTGTTACTTTTTCAGTGGTGAAGTCTAATCTTACAGGATTACCTAAATAATTTATTAAATCGTAACCCTCAACATAGTTACCGTACATCAAACGGTTACCCATTAAGGTTTGTGCTTGAGCAAACCTTGGAACATTATCATACAATCTGAGAATCTCAGCTTCAGATAAAATTGTAAATATTTTACTATTAGTAAATGAGTAAGTTACATTTTGAAAATCAGTATAACCTTGCTCACTTTTATTAAGCTTTTCAATAACTTTAATTACAGGACTGTTTGCCTCTTTAAATAACAAGTCAACACCTTTAACTAAAGGACCACCTGTATTGAAAGTAACAAGTGCAGTGTTGTATAGGTTAGTCATACCTTCATTTAGGTAACTCTCTCCTGAAAATAAAAATGTACCCGGTGAAAACGCAGGTCTAGTAAATATAGATGTAGCTGAATATTCGTCATCATCATATCTATATCTATAAGCAAAACATATAAATCTTTCTTCTAAAAAGTTTTCTTGACTCCCTGTTTGTATTAGTTGTATACCCGGTGGAGATAAAGGTGGTTTTTTAATAACCAATATGTCTTCAGCTAAGAATCCATCAACTCCACTACCATCAGGGTCAGGGTAATTCTTTTGTACATTTATTTTTCTAGGTGCGTTTAGGTTGTCTGTAAAAAATAAAAGTTTATTATCTACTAAATCTATACCTGTATGCAGATATAATTCATTGAAGTTAAGAGTGGTATTAACACCACCACCATCATCCATACTAATAAGATGATATACTACAATGTTATTGTTTGCATTCCAAGAAACTACAAGGTCTAATTTACCTGTATTACTACTTGTAAAGTTTGGGTCGTGAACCATCCAATAAATAGTTTCATTTGCACCATCTTCAAAAGCACCAATACATCTAGCTTGACTAGATAGTTCTTCCCCATTATATTGTAATGTCGTTACTTTAAGATTACCTTTTGAGTTTTCGATTACTCCTATTTCAGCACCTTCAGTAGAACCCATACGAACATTAAGTGCATCAACGTACTCGCCATTTGGCACGAGTCGTTCATCCACCATTTTGTTCATTTTACCTTGAGTAAAGTTCCTTGTTAAGTTTGCCATATTATTTAATCCACTTATCCTTTCCTCTCATATTCATTAAGAGTCTACCGGGATGTATATTACTAATTCTAATTTTTGCGTTTCTAAGCAAAGCTGCTCTTTTCTTTCTAGACCTCGCAACTATGTACTCTTGCACTCCAACCTTTGAACTTAATATTTCAAATTCAATTGCAGCATAGATGTATTTTTCAAATAGTTTATTTACAGTAACTAAACTGTCATCACCATTTTCCATACCATCTGAGACATACTCAAGAATACACAACTCACCTGCCATTCCTGAACTAAAATTAATAACACCACCTTTGGGATTTATTTTGAAAGTGGGATTAGCATTGGCAGTTTCTGTATTCAATCCGTAACGTGCTCCAATACCATATTCAAAGTACCAAGCACCATCAATACACCAACCTGCCCTACCGTAGTATTCAGAGTTTTGGTTTAAATAAATACTTTGCTTTTGACCTTTTATTCTATCGTAATCAATGTCTGAAAATTGAGGTGATAAAGCATTACCATCTAAATCAAATAAGATTCTACATTCATTATCTTGTAAGTACGCAGAAGACCAATTGGTCTGTATGTTTTCTGTAAGAGGCATTAATAAGCCATCTCTATACATAGAAACTCTAACCCAATTTACATAGTCAGATGGTAGCACATATCTTAATGTGTCACACACACTAAGTTCTAATATTTTTATTTCTTTAAAGGCATCGTAATTTAATTCTTGAATTGCACGTTTTGCGTGGAATAAAATCTTATACCTTTCTTCGTTATTTACAAGACTGTGGTTACCCTGATACATTAACATAAAATTGTTAACTATATCTTCCAAAGAAACATATTGGTATGAACCCCAATTTGCATTCTCAGGTGGGTTACCTGCATTCTCGTAATACTGATATTGACTTATATAACTCATAATTATTTCTCTGTTTGCATATTCTTAGCTTCCTCTGCTCCACCAAATTGTGCTGCAGACATTTCTCTAATTGACATACCTGCATACTGTAAAATTTTATTTACCAAGTTTGGCTCATCATCGTGAGGTAATTCAAAGTCTTGGTAATCTGAAGCACTCTGATTAAACGAAGGCTCACCACTTACAAGTTCTACATAAGTCCATTTAGGTTCTTTAGGGAATCTAATATATTGACACTCAACTGCTCCTAACTTATTAATAGATTCAGGAAACAAAGACAGTGTTGGTTCTTGATGGCTATATGCAGGGAACATAAGATTAGGTCTTGTTAACAAAGAGTTGTTAAGCATTGTAATCTTACTGTTGGTTACCTTCTCTGCTTCCTTAACAGGATTTTGAGCATAAACCAAATACTGCATCATTGGATTTATAAAAGTATCAAATGGATTTCCATTATAGTCAACTAATCCAAGTTCAGTGTCACTAACAACCTCACCTACATATCCAACTGCAGGTGGGTTAGATGATAAGTTCACTACTATATCACCAACCTGTACACCATCTGCAATAAATGTTGCAGTGTTATCTATTAAACTTGCTATTTGTAAAGCAGTGTTATTACCACTAGCTAATTGCTTAGTATGCACCAATACTTTATTAAGTAAATAATAATCATCTTGAGTGGTTGTTATACTTGGTGTAAAAAACCTATTATTATATTGATGAAATAAAAATTTAGTTTCTGAAAACGTATTTATTACTTCCTCTAATCCCTTACTTATATCAGCATACTCAGTACCCGACTGTCTCGCATTTTCTTTTACAAGTTGATAGTTGTACGAATAAAAATAATTTTCAAATAAATCTAACTGTGCTTGTTTAGCAAATAAGTTAAAGTCAGATGGGGATATGTATCCGTAATTATTCTTATTCAGTACGGACATCACTGTTTGTCTAACTGAATTTATCATCTGTAATTCTTTTATACAAAGATAATGAAAAAAAAAGACCCCTTCATTTTTGAAGGAGTCTCTTAATTATGGTTAGTTTAATTCTAGTTTATGGTAGAAGTTGCATTGAAATTGAATCAATATATGTACCTGCTGCTAACATCTTAACAGGTATGATTAATGGTTTTGATACATCAACCCAAGGCTCTGTATAGTGCTCGACCATTGCTTTTTCAAATAAATCAATTACTCCCTGTTCTGCATCAAACTTAGCACCTTCAATTACAAGTCTATGTGTACCTCCTGTAAGGTGTACATATAATTTTTCTGTAGGTGAAGTTGCATCGTACTCTAGATACATCCAAGTATCAATGCACATTAGTTTTGATGGAGCAGGTTCAGGCTTTTGTCCTGAAGCATCTACCATAGGAATCTCTAAATACTTTTTCATATTACTCATAAGGCAAAAAATTTATGGTTATTAAAGTACAAAGATAAGAATTAATCTAATAGTGTTTCTAAGTGTTTTAAAACCTCAATACCATCATCATCTTGTAGGAATTGTGCAACCATATCTAAAGGTTCAGCACCGAATGGTACATTAAGCATTTTGGTTTTATTAGTTGGTGTATTATACCAAACTTCTTTCCCACTCTTTCTAGTTTTTAATAATCCGTTTTCAAAGAATCTTTGAATAGTACCCATTAGTTTTAGTTCAGGGTCATTAATAACTTCTAAGAAATCTTGAGGATTATTTCTAGCGTACACTAATACATCTCTTTTAAGTTCTGCAGTAGACATATTTGATACATCTTTACCAAACAATACTCTACATACATTTTCAAGTTGGTCAAGAGTTAGCTTTTTAGCTTCTACCAATGCATCAGCTTCAACCATAAGGTCTTGTACTTCTTCTGCTGCATCTTTAGCTTTATCTACCTCAACAAACTTTTTACCGTTTAAAGGATGATAGTGTAAAAACTCTTGCAATACTTGATTTTCTTTTGGAACATATAAGAAACCATCTTCAAAGATGATTGGTTCAAGTAACGCATTTTTATCTTGCTCATCTACAAAACAAGATTTTTGGTTTCTTGCGTAACGTAACTCTCGGTTAGTTCCGGTTTTCTCATCAAAGTGTAATAGTGAAAATCTTTTTGTGTGTCTCACAGGTAGCATAAAGGAAAGAGGTGCTACTCCTCTTGTCAATTTGTAACTCTTAGATACAAACTGAGTTGTTTTTGCTTTCGCCATTTTATTTATAATTTAATTAAAGTTAAAAAAAGGAGGAGTGTCTTTGAAGACACTCCCCCAATATAGTCATCTTACTCTTGGAACAAGAAGAAGTTATTAGCACCTAAAGTACATACTGCTCTTTCAGATAAGAAGTGAACCTCCATAGCATCTAAGCTAGAAGTTTCTGCTCCACCTGCAGAACCTGTAATCCAAGTTTTATATCTTCTATCTTCTGTTTCAGAAGCACGGTATCTAACGTGTAAGAAAGGTCTCTTAGCGTTTTTACCTAAGATTTGGTCATATACTGATGTAGAACCTGCAGGAACTAAAAGTCCGTTAACTCTACCTGACCCTGCACCTGTAGGTAATCCACCTCTCATTGTTGGGTCGTTTAAGTATTTCCAATCAGACTTATAGAAGTCGTAACCTCTCCTAAATCCTGTAAATCCTAAGTTCAATGCCATTTCTCTTTCGTTGTCAAATAGACCGTAAGAAACACCACCTGCTGCATTGCTTGATTGTTTAGCCAACATATCGTCAATGTCAAAAGAGAAATCTCTATCAACAAAAACTACGTTTTCTTCAATCGCACCTTGCTTGTCAAGTCTTGAAATAACAGTATCCCACTCAGCTAGAGTAGTTGGGTTACCACCACCCCATACGTTTCCTCTGTTTTCTACAACGTAGAAGATACCTTCAGAACCTTTGTTACCTACATCTTCAGCACCTGCTACTGTTTGAGTAGCAACACCACCTGCTGCTGCAGCAGGAACTGCTTCAATCATTGCAGTTTCTAGGTAATCATCGAATCTAAGTCTAGTTTCGTGCTCAGACTTTAAATACCATAGGTATCCGTTTGCTCCGTTTTCAGTTGTAATTTCTACCCAACCGATTTGAGCCATATCTGAACCTGATACTGCATACTTATCTTTAATGATAATTGGTGAATTTTCAAAGATGAAGTCATCAGCTTCTAAAGAATTTTTCATTCCTTCAGTTCCTTTTTTAAATTCAGAACCATAAATGAAAACAGTAAACTTCGCACCTGCACCTGCAACAGGAATACCTGTATCAGGATAAGTTGCAACTTTGAAAGTTTTAGCTGCATAATCTACTTCAGTTACGATACACTTTACTGAACCACCACCTGCATTATCAGATACCATTACAGTTTGTCCAACTCTAATAGCGATAGAGTTACTAGCAGTGAAAGCAGGGTTACCTGCATCGTTTACTGCTAATGTAAACTCGATGTCATTGATAGCTGCTGCAGTAGTACAGTCAACATATTTCGTATGTAATCTACCTTGTTCTGCCCATTTGATAAGGTCAGAGTTTGAAGGCATTTCTGCTCCTACCATTCTTAAGAATGAGGAGATTGTTCTATTTCCATATCTCTCAAATTCCTTCTCATAAGTATCAGGAAGATACTGATTAAGAAAGTCAAAGTTAGCTATGTAGTTTGACTTCAACGGCACTCTCTGTGCACTTGGTTGTAAGTCGAAACCGGGTACGGCTTGTACACTCATAATAATTTACTTTTTAAATTTTAAACATTTATTTATTTCTACTCCTAATCTTTAAACCTCGACCTGAGTCAGGACTTAAAGACTTAATTTGCAACCCACTGTTTGACTTAGTAACTTCAGGAGCATTTCTAGTTGACATATTTACATTTTTCAACTTCTTCATAGTTTCATCTGCTGCTGCAGATTTCCCTTGCTCATAAAAAAACTTCGCAAACTTTTCAGGATGCATCGCCATCGCTAGTGACTTATGGTATCCTGCTGCATCACTAATTAAACCATCTTCATCTAAAAACTTTTTTATAAAGTTAGTAGGGTCTGATTGAGTTTTCTTTAACTCTGCTGCATCACCGGGTGAAAAATAAACTTTGTTGTCTTCAATCGTAAACTCAAAACCTTTGAACTCACTAAACACATCGTCAGTTTTCTTTAAGAACACTTCACTCTTTCGAGCATTTTGTTCTTGAACTGTCTTCGCTTCAGCTATATATTGTCTATAAGCTTCGTACTCTTTCTCATCTTCTCTAGGAGATGAATCCCTTCTCGACTCAAGAGGAACTCTATACTTCTCCTGTTGTTCAGTGAAATAGTCTTTTGCTTTAGCAATAGTCTTTTTCTTTTTTAACTTAATTTTCTTTACTTGCTTTTCATCATCTATGTCTTCATCGTAAGCAAAGTCTTCCATTAAGTCTTCAATATCTTCTGCATCTAAACCTTTTTCAGTTGCAGTTAGATATTCTCTTAAAAGTTGGTCGCCATCCATTTCATCATAGTTTCTTTGCATTTTAGCAAAGTCATCGAATCCACGACCTGTTTCTTTTTTATATTGTAGATACTTTGAAACATCTTCAGGTAGAGGTTCTTCCTCTCTCTGTTGTTGTAATTCGTCAAGAGATTTAATCTCTCTACCGTATCTATTACCGATAAATTTAAGAACGTCTTCCTCTTTTAACTCTGAGGATTGAGTTTTAATTTCTTCTTTTTCAACCTTTGGTTCTTCAGCCTTTGGTTCTTCTTTTATAGTTGTCTCCTCTTGTACTTGTACTTTAGGAGTTTCTTTTTGTTCCGGCTCTGTGCCTTCGACTTTTTGCTCGTGTTTGTCAAGCAATTCTTGTTCCACTTGTTGTACAGACTTTTCTTCAGTCGCACCAACTGCTCTTACTTTTATTTCCATATTATATTGAATTTAATTTTATACAAAGTTACACAAAAATTATTACACATTTAGACGAGTTATCTTGGGTTAAACTCAGCTAAATCAAAACCATCTAAACTATCCTCATTAGATTCAAAGTTCTTTGGAGGTAGATTATTTTTTCTTTGGTTTATTAACTGTGATTGTTCTGTGTTCTGTTGAGATATTCTTTCTGATTTTGCTTTCTCTCTTTTATCTTCTCTAGAAGATAGTTGTTGTGCATCCATTGCCCTTAACTGTAAATTAAGTTCAAACTCTTGCTGCATCAATCGAGATTTTAAATCAGCTTCGGCTTTTAGTTTTTCAATTTCAAACGCAATATCAGCTTGTCTATATTGCATCTTAGCTTGAGTTTCCATTTGCAATTTTTGCATAGCAACTTGTGCAGCCATTTCTTGAGACTTCAATTGAGATTGTTGCTGCATAGCTTGTTGTTGCATTTGCATCTTTTCCTCTCTATCTTGCTTAGAAACTCTTTTTAATTTTAAAAGTTGGTTAGCAAGTTTTAGATTTTTAATCTCACGAATATCTATAGCATCTTCTAAGTTAATATCATTCTTAGATAATGCCATTTGTATGTTAGCTTCTAGTTGTTGTTTTTGTTCCTCATCAGGAGACAACTCAATAAAAATACCAAAATCATATATATACAAATCTGAAATGTCTCCAAGTATAGAGACGTTGTACTTTCCTATTTGATTTATAAACTCATCTTTAAAGTCTGAATATTCCAAAATGTCTGCGACCCTATAAGTTAAGGCTTCAGCTAAAGTTCTGTATATATAAAGACTTCCATCTAGTATGTGTCTAGTAGCTACATTAGAATTTAAAGCAGCAAGTTTTTGCAACCCAACTAATGAATTAGGGTCAGGTGAACTTCCATCTCTTGCTTCATTTAATCCTGTTACAGTTCTGATTTGATTTAAGTAATGATTATAATTACTAATCAACATCTGTGTTTTTGCTGCACCTGAATTAGATGTAAGTTCTTTGATAGGCATCTTGCCTTGGTTGTAATCACCCTCTTGTGTGTAACTTCTACCAATAACAGAACCTGTTTGAAAATACAATCTTAAAGCATCTTCAGGATTATATGCATTACCTGTACCAATATCAACTTCATTTAAACCATCGGCATCAATAAATACACCATCCGGTACAACTCTTGATATTACTTGTTGTAGTTTTAAATGTGTAATCTGAATCAAATCAGCAAAAGGAATCATTCTTCTAACTAAAGATTCAATAACACCTTTATACATTCTAGGTGCTACTGCCACATAGTTTGGCATTGCGTGTTGTGTAGCTGATTGTGGTCTAACCATATTTTCCATAAGCTTCCATTCAAGCATTATGTTAGTACCCATAACCATTACACCTTCATACCATACATCAATAGTTTTCTGTACCTTTTCAAAGTTTCCTTCTTCTTGCATTTCAAGAGGTGGATTGAATTGGTCATCCTTTTCAATCATACTTACGTTTCCGTTTTCTTTCACCTTTCTTTTATAAGTTACTTTTTTGGTAGTCTTATAATTGAAATACATTAATGTTGCCGTGTCTTTGTAGAAAATATCATTCTCATAAAATTGAGCCACATTAAAATAATCAAACCAACTTTGAGAATAATTTGAAATTTCTTCTAAATCTTCATTAGTTAAAGAAGTATCTATTTTTTTTAATTCAATAATTGGAACAGTTTTAATTTCACCCCAATAGAAACAATCTTTAAAATGTGGGTCTTCTGTATAACTGTATACAATATTAGCAGGGTCAACATACTTAATGTTAACTCCATCCCCCGGTAAAAACTCGTGTTTTGCACAAGCTATTCCTAAAACAGTCATATCATAATCTAACTGCTTTCTAATATCATTATACTTGTTTGACTCAAACATAGTATTAATTGCTTGTTCATTAGCAATTTCAATTGCAGGTTTATAGTTAAGCTGCATATACAATTTCAACTCCTCATCTGAGTTGGGTAATTCTTCAGGGTCTACAGTAAATGGATTTGCTCCTGTTTTTTGTTGTATAGTTTCGAGCATTGGTTTTGCAACCATTTGACCTTCTATCATTTGTTGATACTTACTTCTCTTGGATTGAGACATAGCATCCTGAGCATAAGCTTTAACGTGAAACTCTCTGTCTTGCATTCCATTGACAACAATGTCAACAAACTTTGGTAAAATAGGAACAGGTGTCCAATCTAAATTTAGATAAGACAAATCACCGTCAATAGCTAATTCGTTTTTATATTTACCTGTACCCTGTTCTCCTCTTGCGTATAATTTTAGTCTATGAAAGTCTCTCCATTGACTATAGTACCTGCAACTATTTCCATCTTTTTTGAACCATTCATATTGAATTGCTTGACCAATTTGTAACCCAAATTCGTCAGTAGCCTTTTCAGCATCCGATACAAATTGACTAGGAAACCCTGCAGATGATATGTTTATGTTTACTTTTTTCATCTAATTATTTCACTATATTTGCCCTTGTTACTATACCTTGCAAAGTTAACTTTTATTTTTGAAAGTTTTTGTTCAGGTAAATAGAGGTGTTTTTGTGTAGCCATAATCGCTAAACCTGAACTAATAGAGGCATCATACTTAGTTCTGTTGCTAATATCGAACTTTGCCCAATCCTCTAAAGTCCTTGTAAAAACCATATCTCCCATCTCCATATCGTCTTTCATACCAATATGATTTTCGATATAAGATTCGATTGCAGCAGCGTGTGCTTGTTTAACTGCTTCACTAGAGTTAGGAATCCCACCTAACTCTTTTTCTGTTTTTGAAAGTTTGGTATAATGTTTATCAGGTCTGTTCATACAGAAACCTCTATAACCTCTATTTTTAAAATGATATAATAATCTAGGCTTGTTATTCTCTACTAATATTGGCATACCATAAAAAACACAAGCCATCAAAACATCTTCAAAAAATATTTCTGCAGTTTGTGGTCTAGCGATATACTCTAAAAAAAATTCATCGTTTGGTGCTTCATCCATACTAAACATAGTTTTTCCGTGTAGTGCTCCGTTAGAACCACCACCACCAACTACACCTGATATGTCATAACTATCACAACCAAACGCACCTATGTGTTCGTTACCGGGATGTTTGACTCCTCTTTTTACAACTACTCTATTTTGTAATTGTTTGTTAGGAGTCCAAGAAACTAAAAACCTACCTCTATTATTTGGGGAGAATATAACCTCGGTATCTTTGATTCCATTCTTCCAACTTAAAGAACCTCTTGTAACGTGATGGTCTATAATTAAAGAATCATTGTAATCTATTTGTTGATATATTTTAGTTAGATTAAATATGGATTGTTTGCTTTCATCTCTAAATGCGTGAGACTCAGTTCTTGGGAATTGTCTATAAAATTCATTTAATGCATCTGCATCATTTTTTAAAGAGTCTACTTCATTTTCCCAATAGTCAACTGCACCTTGATAAATCATTTCATTATCAATACCTAACACTTCTTGTTTTGGTGTTTTCAAAACAGGCATACCATATCTATCAATGAAACCTTCCATATTCCATTCCATAGGAATAAACAAACTATATAGTCCACTTTTAGTTTGTCCATTAGCATTTCTTTTTGTTACATCCGAATCGGTATATAATTTTTTAAAATTATCCCCACCTTTTTCTAATGCATTTGAGGTAGAACCCATCATACATTTTCCAATAATCTTACTACCTAATCTTAAACAAGTTTTAGTTACTCTCCAATTGTTTAAAATATTGTTTGGCTTTATCCACTTACCACTTTCATCGTGAACTAAAAGTAAAAGCTTTTCTCCATCATAAGAGTTGTCATCTGTGTTCTTCCAATCTATTGTAGTATCTAAACCAAATAACTCCTCGTCATTTGTTTCATACATATTCTTTTTAGTAATCTTAGCAGCAGGAATCCTAAAAGCTAATTCAGTTTTAGGTTTATCCATACCATCCATTATAGGTTTAAAAAAGAATGGCAATCTGCTATTGATTGGAACAACTTTATCAGTAAACATTTTTTTAGCATCAGAACCTGTCTTAGACAGTATACCAACTCTAGAATCTTTAGCTAAAGTTCCTGTGTTTACACATTCAGAAGATGACATAAAAGAAAAACCGGAACGTCTAATCTTTAGATAAATCATTCCGAAACTTCTTGGGTCAGCCTTACAAGCTTCCCAATAAATAAATAATATTCTATTGGCTTCTCTAAAATCAGGATACCCTACATCAATGCTTGTCCATTGAAGATACATATAATGAGCACCGGTTATATATGTTGGTTTACCATTAGACATAAACCAAACACCCTGTTCCCTTCTATCAAATTCTTCTTCAATATAATCTACCCATCTGTTTTTAAAATCAGATGACATTTCATTCCATTGAAATATAGATTGTATTTTAGATAATGCTTTTGGTAACTCCTCTCTTTCCCAATATTGTTCTGATGTTTTTGAGTGTCTTTGAAGACACTTTTTGGGTGGTAGAGGTAATGCTACTCTTAATCCACTAATATTAATTACATCACCTATCTGTCCACTTTTGGATATAACAACAAAGTCATACTTAGAATCATAGCCGTATTTCCACGTTTTAGCACGATTCTTAGACGTTAAAACATTTTTAGGTACAACACCTTCAATTATGTTATATAAGTTATTTAGACCTTCTTTCTGCAAATCCTTGTTTAGTATCAGTTTTATTCACTCCTTTTTCCATAGATTCAATAGCTTCTTTCTCAGCTTCGATTCTATTTAATATTTCAAATGCATCAAATATTGCTAACTTCTTTGTGGCTGCTGCATTCTTTAATCTATCAGCAGATAAATCATCTTCAGGGTCGTGCTTAATTATCGCTTCCTTCGCCACCTTTATCAGTTGCTCCACTGCCCTGTGACCTGCCTCTATTATTTTTAATTTTGTTTCTTTTGATTTCATTTTTAATTCTTTTAGATTTTCTTATTGGAATAGGTGAACCATCGTGTTCATTCCATTCATCATTGAAATACATCCAATCCCATTCTTTACTCCTATTCATAATACTCTTTATTATATGTATGATGTCTATAGTTAGTTACAATTTCTTCTCCCTTTTTGATTTTTTTGTCTGCCAATAAAATCATATTAGAGTTTTTTCTAAAATAAAAAAACTTAGCATTATGTTGTTTAGAATGATTAGTATATCTACCGGCTAAAGTTCTGCTACCTTCAATCATACCATAACCTATTGTCTCTCCTTTTTTAAAATCTTTATTAGCAAAAATACCTAAACCTTGTATAGATGAATCTTTAACTTCATAGTTGGAGTTCCCAAAATCTATTACAGGACCTGCCACTGATTCAAACTCCTGAGAGTCAATAAACTTATTTACTTGCTCAAGAGTTAAACCTTGTTCTTCTAATAGTTTATAAAAATCATTCATCAGATATTGATTTTAAAAAACAAACTTGAATTAATCTAGCATTATCTGAATGTCCAAAATTTTCAAATATATTTCTAGAATGATATAGGTGTGATGGAAACACAACCAACCTATTATATCTCGACCTTAATATACACATTTTTTCTCCTTTGTAATATAAGGTAGTTCCATCCTTTTCAGGATGTTCTTTGTTTAAATACAAAATAGCAGTAAGGTCACCCATCATTTCATCAGTATGAATCCAATTAGGTTCTTCTTGATTTAAAGGTGAACGTCTAACAAAATTTAAAACTGCTTTATACATTGGATATTTGTTATGTAAAAACATAACTAATTCATCTATTTGACGTACTTGTATATTTTTAAATAGTCCTTC